CTGGAACACCAAGAACCATTTCTTTATCATTCAAAGGGCAAACTGGTTCTTTCTTATTTAACTCCCTCGCAAAATCAAGAATTGGTTTTATCCAATCTTGTCGTGACCTCTGTACTAAAGAGGGCAAGAACATTTCCGAAGGGTTAATGATGTGTTCAAGTGTGGCATTGAAAGGTCTCCAATTAGGTTTCAGTTTTGGAGGACCCCATTCAGTTTCAATATCAAATAATTCCCTTGCATCCTTTTCCAATATTGATGGAATAACTTGACTACTCATTTGGGCTCTTAATCGTGTAGATCCCAAAACATCAATAGCAGCATCTCCCTTCATATTTTGAATATAAAGAGCATTCGGATGCACCAACTCCGAGTCCAACACTTGTTTTCCATACTGTGTCTTTGGTAACTCTGTTGATGCAGCAAGTCCTCGAATCTCTGACTTTGCAAGCAACTTGTCTTCAAGTTTTTGAGCCATATCTTGGGTAACAGTCATCATTACACCATATTTCTTTCCTGGATTACCTCCAATATGAAATCCGGCGATAACTGGTTGCGTACCTTCTGTAATAAGCATAGACATACAACATCCTGTTACTGCTTTCGAAGTGGTATAACTTCCACCCTGCCCTTGCCAATACTTATGACCGCAAACTCCATGTTCAACAGTTACTACTTCATGCACTAACTTGGCTTCATTGTCCCTCATCATAATGGTACTCAGCGACATTCCTGTTGGTGCAGATAAAGGCAAAAACTTGGTTATGCTATTTTTCAAATCAGGACATCGTTCTACAAACGTTGCAACCATATCAATTTCATCTAAGGTAACAGTATTAACATCCCATTCTGCCTTGAACTTAAATTGACTACTAGAACGATTTTTATCATAATGCTTCACAGGAGCTCGATAAACTCTAACATCTAAATAATCACAAGGTTTCTGGTTCATATCTGATTTTGGATAAAAAATATGGCGTGGAAACCACACAATGCCTTTCTTTGGATACACAATGTTACAAGCAGTTTGAGAACCGTCTGAGCGGGTAAAATGTGCCCATCCTAAGTTCTTGGAACCGGTCTTCATAACATGCTCGGGTAAAGCACCCGTAACGTTAGATTCCGCTTTCCAGCCGATTTGCTTCATCATGTGTCCAAACCAACCTGGTTGCGCTTCAACATCTTCTGGTGTTAAAGCTTGTGGGTTCGTTTTTAAACGATGGTTATTCCACATTGAAATTAATTTTGCTCCGAAAGCTAATGTTGCTCCGATTAGCACTGCCTTTGGGAATTTTCCATCTCTAATGCGCTTAGCTTGTTCGGGTAATGCATCACGTCTCTCAATATATGCATCATGAATACGTTTCATTCTCTCCTGATGCGCAAAGTAACTAGCAAAGGTCGTTATCCCTAATGACATTGCACCAGTAATAACCATACCTTTGTGCTTATTATAAAATCCAAGTCCTAAAGCTCCAAAGCTAATTGACCCTGCAATTCTCATAGGCCGTCTTATATCATAAAAAGCAGCAGCACTTTGCCAAGCATACACCGAATTTTGAAAAGCTGACGTCTTAAACAACCATTCCGGCGTAATTGCAACAAAAAACGGCGTTGTTTTATCAGTAATTTCTCGTTGCATCTCTTTCGCAAGCTTCCAAGTTGCCAACTTTTTAATAGGAGAATAGCCAGTAATATAATTTATCAAATCAACTGGACGTGTCCAGCTACTGAAAACGTCTTTTATGGCTTTCTTGCTAGCTTCCACCAAAACATCTGCTATCATATCTATAGCATGCGGCTTAACCGTTTCTGAGTTAACCGTTTCTAATTTGGGACATCCACAATATTCAGGGTAGCGTTTGCACTTACTGCAAAAACTCGCTCTCTCTGATTTCTTCGATTTTTTAATAAGGCTGTCCTGCTCGACCTTATGATTATTAGATAAATGTATAATAACATCTAAATAATCTTTTAAACCAAGCTTTTCACACCGTATCGTACGGCCGTTACCCATATCAACCTCAAGAACAACAAATTCATATGACGTTCTTGTACCATTTTCATGAGTAACAACTTCCTCAATAGTTAAATCCCAAACATCTTGCGTCAATGTATTACTTTGCACTAAATCAGGATGCGATTTATTTAACATCGTCGAATTCTGTTTGCGATATTTTTCTTTAACCGCAACATCAACATGATAAAATCGACGCAAAATTGATTCCGGACAATTTGAATAACATCGAGCATCTAAATCCTTAACATTAGATGTAACAATACCGACTTTAAAATCAATAAAAACGACACCTTTTGAATTTAACTCAGCTTTGATCGCTTGAGCGGCCACATTGTTAAAAAATTTAATAATGAGAGATGTATGCGGATTGTCTTTCTGAAACTCCGATTTAGCGTTACCAACATCATCCATAAAAACTCCTAATATATCAGAAGAATAAGTAGATTGGTATTTATCGGCAAGGTCCATTGTCAAGATTCTCGAATCATCAACTCTACCATCAGAGTTACAAAAATCCATTGCAGCTAATGATTGCGACATAGTTAATTTTCCTAGAGTAGTTTTACCTACGCTAGTAGCACCATGCAACGAAAATCCAAGGGGTTGCATTCGAATATCAGTATTCTTTCTTTTGGCAGCCAATTTTTCCATAATATTAACTAAATTTGTATACCGATGTTGCAACCATAACGAAGTCGGGCCGTCATTCTTTGCAGCTTTCATAGCGCACGTTTTCTTAAAAACGCTATTCAACTTATTTTCAAATGCACCCAAATCTTTAACGTTTCCTGCAACAGCTGCTTCAGCCTTAGCTAAAACATAATCGCAATCTTCGTTATATTGCTGTACTTTTGCATCAGAATACAATATTGGAACTATAGACTTAGTCTCAAAACATCGCCATCCAACTTCACACATCCATACAAAGGTCTTCACCAATGCGTCAATAACATCAACAGCTTTTAACTGCTCTTTAGCAGCCTCAAATGAGACCAATTTTAAACCCAAAGGACTCCACTCAATCTGTTTTGTCGTACACACAGTTAACGACATTGCAGCCGTGATTAAATAGGAAATCTTTTTAAAGATAGTGTTCGTCTTAAAAAGATTCCATTTCGTCACAATATCCTGTCCTGTCCATTCTGACCATGCATGAGCATCAGTTTCCTCTGAAGGGCAAATTGTTGTTACCTCATCTATAATATTAAAGAGCTCATAAATTATACTTTTCTTCCTAGTATATTTTTTTACGAAACTGGCTACAGCCATGAAACAATCGGTAAAATTTTTTGCCTTGTTGAGATCGTAACCTAAAATTACCATGTTCTCAGCATGACCTACCCATTCATCAATTTGCTGTACCCATTCTGTTTGTTCCAACTCCTCCGCATATGTACTTACAGATCCTACTGACTTCAACAAAGATGCTAACTTATCATCAACATTCATGGATGAAACCTTCTCTTCATTGTTATCAGCTTTAATTGCATCACGAGCCATTCTATTTCGCTCTGCGATGAACTCCGATCTCCTTAATTCCTTATTGCCTGAAGTAATAGGTTCCGTGTTATCAACAGAAAGTACTTCTTCTTGGGCAATTTCATCGTGAGTAAGATTTTTAGCATTATTATTGTTAACGGTAAAATTATCTTTCTCATCAAAATCTCTATCATTAGATTCTTTATCCTCTTCCCATATTTCCTGCGTTAAAGATGTAGAGAACTCTTCCTCAGTTGCGCCGACTATTGGTGTATAGTCTTTACATCGTTCTCTCACCAAATCTTTTTCATCACCGTGTGGAATGATATTATCCTTGCTACTATGGGTAGCCTCTGCAGCATTTCGTTTCTTACGTGCTCGTGCACGATATTTCCTCCGTCGCTGCTCCCTTTTATTCTTCCTTCCTCCTCTGTGCTTCTCATAGCGATCTCTATCGCTAGCCTTATTTCCCATACCATCATTTCCACACTCAACTTCCTCCAACTTCATAAACGCATTAACTGTTGTACTCATAATAAATAATTTCATAATAAATAAACAGCCGAATGCGTCAAAGATTCCTGAACTAAATCAGGTTTCAATTGACAACAAGCGGGACATGTTTTAATATCTTGTTGACACGCTATATACTAAATTAATAGCAAAACTCAAATGTCTAAGATATGTCAAGTGACAGACTAAAAATTAAATTTTTTCAAATCTACATCACCCATGACCCTACGGCACCCTGTCCTCACTAAATGAGACCAGGAAAGGTTTTTATAAGGACATCGCTTTCTCTTTGGAGCCAGATGTCTAGGCTAAGGAATCATAATTTCTGATAGAAAGCTTTTAAACAGTAAGATGGG